CAAATATTTGAAATTTTAAACTCTGATGGCGATGTTATTAACCGAATCGTAGCCGATGCTTCTTTTGTTGAAGCGCAGTACAGTGAAGGCGAGTATCGCCCGAAAGCTGAGGAAACATTCTCTGATGCACTAATTGCAGAAGCCCTTACATTTAGAGAGCGTAGCTGGCGAGACTCAGAACTGTTAGCTACAGACTTCATAGTCCCTGTGGCAGATCACCCACAACGTGCAGCTTACATATTGTATAGAGAGAGCCTGAGAGCATGGCCTGCGAGTGATAACTTTCCAGCCACGCGGCCTACTTTGGGTAGCTAAAAATGATCGTTGAAATTTCACTGCTTGTTAGTGGTATCAAGGCGGTCAACGAGACCATCGCCACTTTCAAGCAGGGAAAGGACAACCTGGATGGCCTTGCTGGTGTATTTGGAAGGCTGTCAGATTCCAAAACCGCTATTGAAAAGATTGACCAGCAAGTAAGCCAGGGCGACCACGTTCTGACTCAAGAGGAGGCATTGAAACTTGCCTACTGCCGGGAAGAGGTTAGGAAGCAAGAAAGGGCTTTAAAGCGCGCTACGCCTCCCACGGTTTGGCGCGACATGCTGCACTTAAAATCTAAAAGTGAGCAAGACGCAAAGCACAAAATTCGTGCACAGCAAAAGGCTGTCGCTAAAAAAACACAGATGATTCGATCACTTGCCGAGGGAATAGCTTTTTGGGCTGTCCTTGTTGCGCTTGCAGTTTCCGTTATTTATTACACAGGCATATATGGCTAACTTTGACCCTGCTGACCCGGACGATTGGAAGGGGCTTGGTCTGGTAGTTTTTATAGGTTTTGCAGTGTACGCCACTAGATTGTATTTCGGCCCGACCTAGGGCGATCAAAGGAAAAAAATATGGCTCTCGTTGCCCTTGATGTTCCCGCTGGCATTTATAACCACGGTACAGAATTAGACTCGGCTGGCCGATGGATTGATGGAAATTTTATTCGCTGGCAAAACGGCTCAGTGCGCCCTATTGGCGGCTGGACGACCCGAAAGGCATCTGCCACAGCATCAGTCCCTAGAGGCTCTGTCGCGTGGATTGACCACAGCGATGACGCACGACTAGCGGCTGGCACTTACAACAAGCTATACGGCATTAACCAAGGCTCTGTCGTGACTGACATAACGCCTGCTGGTCTTACTTCAGGCACAGTTAACGCCGCCGTTAATATTGGTTATGGCGGTAGCACGTTTGGCCTTACCACCTGGGGTACACAGAGGCCCAGCACGGGCGTACCAGAGCACGTTACGACTTGGTCGCTTGATAACTTTGGTCAGTATTTAATAGCCTGCTCTTCTAGCGATGGCAAGATTTACCAGTGGCAGCTAAATGCATCAGTCAAGGCGGCGGCGCTGACCAATGCGCCTGTTGGCAACAAGGCCATGATGGTGACTGATGAACGATTTATCTTTGCACTGGCGACAGCGGGTAACCCGCAGAAGATTGCCTGGTGCGACAGAGAGAACAACACAACCTGGGCACCGGCCACGACCAACCAGGCAGGTGACATTGAGCTACAGACCACTGGCGAGATCATGTGCGGTGTCCGCGTAAAGGGATCGGCGTTAATACTGACTACCCTCGATGCACACTCTGCAACTTACGCTGGCCCTCCCTTTATCTACTCGTTTAACCGGGTGGGTACTGCCTGCGGCATCATTTCACGCCAATCTGCCATTGCAGTTGATGACGGCGCGTTCTGGATGGGTACGGCTGGATTCTTTCAGTACAACGGCGCAAGTGTGCAAGAGATGAGCTGCGATGTGCTCGACCATGTTTTTACCGACATCAACGAGTCGCAGCGATCTAAAGCCTGCGCGATCCATAATTCGCAATTTGGCGAGGTCTGGTGGTTTTATCCGTCCGCATCGAGCAATGAAAATGATCGCTATGTAGTCTATGACTATAAAGAGGGACACTGGAATATCGGTGAGCTATCGAGGACCACGGGCGTTGACTCTGGCTCGTTTAGATCACCGCTATGGTTTGATGCCAGCGGCAACCTTTATAACCATGAGTTTGGCTACAACCACTCGTCAGCGCCTTACCTTGAGTCTGGCCCAATCACACTAGGGTCAGGCCAGAACATTGTTAGGGTCAATGAGATTATTCCCGATGAAGGTACACAGGGTCAGGTGTCGCTTACATTTAAAACGCGCTTCTACCCGAATGGCACGGAGACAAGTCACGGACCCTTTACGTTAGCAAATCCTACGGGCGCAAGGTTCCAAGGTCGTCAGGTCAGAATGCTTATTAATGGCTCTGAGGTGAATAACTGGCGAGCAGGCAAGATGCGACTAAATGTTGTTGAGGGTGGCAGACGTTGAGTTTTCAGCTACCCCAGCCCATTGGCCCGCATTGGAACATGTGGGCAAAGCGCCTGGTCGATATATTGTCGGCGACTCGATCCCAGTTATCGTATTTTGTCACCGGAGACTCGGCAGCCAATGACGGTATATTGCTGTATGACGCGGCTGGTTACCCGGTTGTTTCTCAATCAAGCGCATTTAAGCAAATTCTAGTCGGAGGTGGCTGCGGCCAGTTTTATGCAACAGCAACGCAGACTCCAAGCCAGGCGAATACAGGTTATGCGATCCCATTTAACGCTGCGGCAGCGACTGACGGTTTATCGATCAATGGTTCGGACGCAACCAAGATTAATGTCACCGATGCAGGGCTGCTCGAAGTCAGTATTACAGCCCAAGCAACCGCCTCTAGCAGCTACACCGGATACCTGTGGATTAACGTCAACGGAACCGATGGTTACGCTGTAAAAAAGGCCGTTAATGGCGACGACACAATGACCCTTACAGCCCTTGTAGCGGTAGGCGCTAGTCAGTATCTAAAAGTGTTCTATGCGGCCTCAAACACGGGCTTAACGCTGCCTAACACGGCTGCATCATCACCCATCCCGGCAATCCCTGCGGTGCAGGTTTCAATCAGCAGAATCAAGCAATAAATGGACCTCAATGCGGAGCTAAATCGGTGTAGACCGTGGATAGAGGCTGCCCTGGAATATTCCGGTGGTACGCACTATTTTGAGGACATTGTTGAAGGGATTGTGTCCGGCAAGATGCAGTTTTGGCCTGCGGTTAAAGGGTGCGCGGTAACAGAAATTATTGTCTTTCCAAGAAAAAAGGTGTTTCACATCTTTTTGGCGGGAGGCGAGAAGAATCAAATAGTCGATATGGATGAGTCAGCGGTGCAGTTTGCTAAAGCACAGGGCTGCACGAGCATGACGATAGCCGGGCGAAGAGGCTGGGCTAAAGTTTTAAAAGCAAAACAGTGGACAGAAGCGTTCACCACACTTACGAAGGTAATTTAATATGTCAGGTGGAAAAGGCGGAAGCCAATCATCACAAGTCGAGATTCCAGCATACCTGGAGAACGCATCTAAAAAGAGTCTGAACCGAGCGGAGCAGGTCCAAGATATTGGCTATATGCCGTATATGGGGCCAGACGTTGCGGCGTTTACGCAGCCACAGCAGCAGGCCATGCAAGCTAATCTAGATGCAGGCGCGGCCTTTGGTTTAGTTGACCCAGGTATGTCAGCAATGGACGGTATGCCAGCAGCGCAAGACTTTGGCGGCGTTCAAGGGCACTCGTCTTTTCCGATGTACCAGATGGCGGTTGATGACCTTGCCGCGTCAAGACCTGGTCAGGTTGCAGCTTACGACAAAATGTATGTTGACCCGGTGACGGGACAGGGCGGTCACAATGGTAGTCCTCAGTATCCACAATTTCCAGGCCATCAATTTCCATCTGGCCCTCAAGGGCACAGCCCCAATATTGGCTCGCACCTTGCTCAGTATGACTTTGGCTCATATGACCAAATGTTTCCTGACGACATGATGGTTCGTGACCAACTTAACAATCAGCAGTTAGCAGGCAACACGTTTAATCAAGGCAACTTTAACCAAGGCCTTGATATGACTAGCGCACAGCTTTTAGGGAGAAAATTCGATGAGTAATGGCGGCGCTCAAGGCGTAATGAAAACCCAGAACCCTATGATGACGGGTGGCTTTACTCCGGGCACAGGTACGATTGGCCCAAGTCTGCCAACTAATACTTTTAATCCTGTCGGGACTAATGTCCAAAGAACAGGCCAGTACGGTTTTGAAGAGCTCGGCAGACAAAGTATTCCGCTTATTCCCCCCGGTGGCTTTCCCCCTCCCGGCGGCCCATCGACCCCTGGGTTTCCACCAATGACTGGCGAGACTCCTCCGGCGCAACCGGGCGCTCGCGCACCAAATATTAACCAGAC